CGATCTCGCCATTGGCCTGACCCGTCGAGTCGAGCACCTCCGGGCCCTTGCACCACGGCCACACGCTCAGGTCGACGCCCATCGCCTCGGCGTAGCGGTAGTCCTGCCACTTGTGCTGGGTGCGCATGCCGAGGCCCATCGTGAGCGACTCGTACGGCTGCTCGCGGTCGGCCAGTGGCGACAGGTTGGCGTAGGAAAAGTCGGGCGGATCGACGCTCGCGATGTCCTCGGCCTTGGACGACATGAGCGCCGGCTGGCCAGGCCCCGGCGAGCCCAGCAGAAATCCGGCGCCGTCGATCTTCAGCATGAACGGCCACGGCTCGCGGCGAGCATATAAACTCATTACGCCAATACCCTTGTCGCCATATAATGATGTGGTGGAACGGTTTCTCTGTGGCCGCTGCGGCCTGCGACCAACGCAATCGAAAACAGGTCGGCTGTGTGCGGAATGCAAGAAACCGCGCGGTGGGGCCAACAGCGTGCATTGGCGTGGGGGGCGGCACGTCGACACCCGAGGCTACGTTCGTGTCTGGCTCCCTGACGGCACGCGAGCATTCGAGCATCGCGTGGTGTGGGAGGCAGCCTTCGGTCCCATTCCGGAGGGTCTGCACATCCATCACCTAGACGGAAACAAAACCAACAACACGCTCGGCAATCTGCGGTTGGTGAGCAATACCGAGCATCAGCAGATCCACAGCGACCAACGGTTATCGGAGGCGAAGTGGGCTCTCCTATTTGATGCGTGTCTAGTATGCGGAACGACAGATCGCGCGCACGCCTCGCGTGGATTGTGTACTCGCTGTTGGCAGCGGGAAGACGTCCGATTGCACGGACCACGGCGACAACGTCGTCCCGGCCGATGGTCCTCGCGATTTGACGCGTGCATCGAATGCGGCCTCCGGGAGAAGCCACATAAGGCGCGCGGCCGCTGCGAGCGATGCGAGAGTCGACGGCTTGCCCGTATACGCAATGGCACGCTAAATCCCACCGGTCGTCGCCCTTCGAAGGCTGGCCGCTGGGCAATTTACTTTGATGCCTGTCAGGTGTGCCACGAGACGACACGTCGCCACGGCGGGCGAGGTCTTTGCACGCGCTGCTACAACGCTTCAAAACGCTAGGCTCGCGCTTGGCGTACAGCGACATGTCAGCCCCAATACTGCCCCGCGAGCTGGCGCGGCGGCCCGAAGTAGCGACGGCGTCGGAGCGTGCGCTGCGGCAGGGGCGCGGTGAAGTGCTTGCGCGTCTCGTCGGTGAACCACGCCGCCGCGGTGGCCTGGTCGCGGATGAGGCGCTGGTTGGCCTGCGGCTCGAGCAGGTGGGCGAATCTGCGCCAGGCGATGGTGAGCGCCGCGGCCGCCGCCCAGGTGCGTTCGACCGGTGCTTCGTCGGTCTCGCCATACAGACCGCTTTGCTCCCCGAAGGCGCCACCACTGGTGCGGCAATGGTCGTACGCCCGCTTCAGGCAGCGCAGCCAGAGCACGTCATCATCAACAAAGCTCGTCGTACCGGTGTTGAGGTAGAAGTCGGCACCATCGCGCTCGACCATGCCGCGCACGACGTGCTCGAAGGGGTCCTCAAGGTCGCGGTCCTGGTAATTCTTGATCACACCGACCTGCAGCACGTCGCTCGGGTCCTGTAGCCACGGGCACACGACCGACAGGTTGTGACGACTTTTGAGGGGCGTGGGGATGCACGCCACCTCGACGACCAGCCAGCACTGCTTCAGACCGTCATTGATCAGGCGATGCGTGGTCGGCGCATCGAAGGGGCCCAGGATCTCGAAGCGCTCACCGAAGCCCGCCAGTCCGGTGTTTTCCATGTCGGTGTACTCGAGGTTTTCCAAGCCGGCGTACGTGAACGCCTCGAGATTCTGGTACTGGGTGCCCGAGCCGGGGTCGGCCAGTAGCGGCAGGGCCCAGTTCAGGTCCGGCGTGATCAGTCCGGTCGTCGGATCATATGACTGGACGTAGCGGTGGCGATCACTCGGCTGGACGGCGTTGGGACGGTACAACGGGCGATCGATCAGCTGGTCCTGCTGCGGGATGCCGGACTTGATCGGGTACGCGTCGCAGTACAGATGCGAGAGGTCTGAGCCCGACGTGGCGCGCACGTCGTAACTGTCCGGACCGATAAAGGGGCCGGCCTCGACACTGAAGGTGGAACGGTAGTTAGCCAGGGAAGGCACTACTCACCTCGGGCTTGACGCGGCCGTTAGGTGACTCGGCCTCGAACTCATTCAGTCGCTGCTGCATCATCGCCACCTGAGCGCGCAGATAGGCAAGTTCCACCGTGCACTGGCCGATCAGCAAGAGCAGGTCGTTGGTGGTGTACGGCGGTTGCTGGGTCATCTCACATGCCGATCAGTCTGGAAATCGTCGTCATATCGACGGCATCCAGCGAAGCGTCAAGGTCGCCGATGCCACTCTTGATCGAGTCCTCTTGCTCCTGGCTGAAGTAGTACGGCGCTACCTTCAAGTCCACCGTAATCAGCCAATCGTGGTCCTGGCCGATGGTGTTCTTGCTGGTCATGAAACTCCGCAAGTGGCTGCCGACCAGACTGTTGACTTCCTCGGCACTGCGCGGCTGGGTGCCAATCGTGGATGGCGGAGCGGGTGGTTCGGGTTGGGTCATACGCTGCTCTCCTGGCTCACAGAATGCCGATCCACGCGCCCGAGCTACGCACGTAGATGCGCTGATTGGCCGTCGTCAGCGTGTCGGTACGGAAGTAGAAATCACCGTCAGCTCCGACCGCCCCGCTGGGTACGCCTGTCCCGCCGCGCAGCGAGCCGGCCGTGGCTGACGGGATGACCGCCGAGCCGGCCATGATCAGGCGGGGTCGATTGCCCGAGTAATCGCCCACGTCGTAAGCGTTGTTGGCCGCCGGAACCAGGTAGCCCGTACCGCTCTGCACTGTCCAGTTCAGGCCAGCAGTACCGAAACTGAGACTGCCACTGGGGGTGCTCACCAGCGGCGTGAGCACGCTGGTAGCGGCGTACACCGTGCGCGGCCGGTTGGCTCCGGAGGCACCGATGTCATACGCATTGTCGGGCGAGAACTGCACCGGGCCGTAGTGGCTCAGCACGCCGTTCGTCAGGCGCAGCGTGCCCAGCAGGAAGTCGGTCGCGCCGGCGTTGACCTGGGTGATCCACCAGTCGTTCGGCACCACCAGCTCGCTCTGGCCGCGGAAGTTGCCACCCGGAACACCGCTGAGCGTGCTGACGCCGAGTGCGACAGAGGATGGTCCGTCTCCGACCTGGACAACCGGGTAGGTGGTAGGCGAGTAGCCGAAGCCTGACTGACGCATCAAATTGCGTGATGAGCCGGCTATCCATCCACCGAGCGTAGCGTTGCCACCCAGATACAGATTGCGGGGGCGGTTTGCGCCGTTGGCGCCGATGTCCAGCGTGTTGTCAGGGCCAGAAATCAAGCTTGTGGTGTTGATCTGCCAGAGCGTAGTCCCGCCGATGACAAAGTTGATCGCGGTGCTACCCCACAGCCCTAGCGCCCCTGAAGGCGCCACAACAGACGGCGTAGTCACCGAGCCCTGAACCGTCAGGGGGCCGCTCAACGTGCCGCCCGTCAGTGGCAGGTACAGCGCCTGTGCCTGTGCCTGGGAAAACGGCGTGGTCCAGCCGGTGTCGTAGTTGGTCGCGCTGTTCTTGCTAAGAACCTGGCCCGTGGAGCCCCCGGTCGCCACGCCTGGGCCGGTCGGACCGGCAACACCCTGGGGACCCTGTGCGCCAGTAGCCCCCTGTGGGCCGGTTGCTCCGGTCGCACCCTGCGGCCCCTGTGGGCCGGGTACGGTCGAATCCGCGCCCGTTGGCCCCTGAGGACCCTGGGGCCCTGGCACGGTCGAGTCTGCACCTGGCGGGCCTACTGGACCTTGTGGACCTGGCGGGCCCATCGGACCAATCCACGCCGGCGGGTAGTCCGGTTCGAATGGCGGCACCGGCGGTGGAGGGCTGCCTGGTGGAGTCAGCGGCGGCGTCGGTCCACCGCTCACCGGTTGCAGTGGCGGTGCGTTTGTCGGCTGGTAGGGCTGGAGTGTCGTTTCGGTCATGTACGGTCAGCCGGCATACGTCAGGTCCTCGAGCGAGTTGGGCGCGACTCGAGCCTCGAGTGCCGTCACGCGCGCCTGGAGGGCCACCAGGTCTTCAGGGATACGCACCGTTTCGACCTGTCCATTGGCAATCTGGAAGCTGACGATGATGCTGCCGCGGTGCTTCCAAGGTCCCGCGGTAATCCTGGACGTCTGCGCCGCGAGCGTGTCGGTCATCACGCCTCGAGGTCCAGGATGGAGGAGGTTTTAGACGACGCCTGGACCGACATCGTGGACCTGGTGTCCCTTCTTCTTGATGACAATCGACGGACGATCGCTGGCACCCGCGGCGACGGCCCTGTCGCGCGCCAGGACCGCGTCCTCAATCGCACGGTAGGCCTGGGCGTACTCCACCTCGGAGATATCGCCCAAGGCCCGCATAGCGTCGATTTTGGGCATGTTCAGAAAGTGCTCGCCCTCGAGCACGTCCGGCGAGACGCCGTGGTCGTCGTCTAGGCAGTACCCGTCGCGCGACACGCGTTTGATGGAGTCCAGCAGCAGCAAAGAGTAGACCTGGCGCACCTGGTCCTCGTCCTGACAGTAGCGGCGCGTGCCTGAGATGAGCTCGATTCTGAAAAAACCGGGCCCGAAGGTGCAGCCAGGACGGTGATTCATGCCAGGGTGGTAAACGTGCTATTGGCACTCACGATGCTGTAGCCCGAACCGTTGGATGATGCGCGGTAGTTGTAGAGCTGCGAGTGCAGCAGGCCCGTGATGGCGACCGAATGGGTCAGTGTCATCGTTGGGTCGTTGTAGTGCTGGCCGTAGCTCGTGGTCACGCCCAGGTCAATATTTGAGTCCGAGAGCACGCTGGTGGTCCAGGTGATGGTCACCGTGCCCGAGCCTGGCGTCGAGGACAGCACCGTCAGGCCAGGCGCGGGCATCTGCTCAAGCGGACGCGTGCCCAAGCCCTGGGCGCCATTGATCGCGTCGGTGGGCCAGTTGCCAGGCTTGCCGCCGGTCTCGTTGCCGCGCCAGTCCACCGGCGTGTGCGTCCACAACCCGCCCGCGTTGCCCGTTTGTGTGACGACGGCCATGGTCTGCCCTATTCCGTGGTAACCGTGGGTTCGGCGGGCGTGGTTTCGGCGGCTGCCACGGGTGGAGTCTCGGTGCCCGAAGCCGGCGGCAGGTTGGTGCCCGGACTGACCAGGTCGCGATACGTCTCCGAGTCGCTGATGGTCAGCTCGCCGGTGACGGTGTAGCCCAGCCCCAGGTACTGCTCCACGTTGGCCGCGGTGGTCACGAAACTGTCGCCGGCCGGCGTCTGGTAGGTGAAGTGCAGGTCACCCGGCGGGGTGGCCTGCGGCGCAACGTACGGGGTGGTCTGCGCCGCGTCGAGCCATTCACTCATGCGCGTCTCCTTGCTTCGCGCAGCGGGTCGTAGCCCCGACCACGCGTCAACTTTGCTTCGAGCTCCTCGCCGCTGCCGACGGTCTCATCCGGCGCCGGCGGCGCGTCGCGCGGATCGAGCTTGACCGTGGGCAACCGCATCTTCAGACCGGTCGCCTGCTTGGCGTCCTCGAAGATCTCTTCGAGCTCGGCCGTGGTGCGTTCGCTGAGCGGGTTGTCCTGGTCCTCGTCGAGCACGTACTGCGGCACGCGCTGCGCGATGCGGCGGATCTGGGTGATCAGGCCGGCGCGCTTCTTCTGCTCGAGCACGATGCCGGGTCTGACGTCCTTGACCCATTCTCTGGCCTCGTCCGGACGCAGGAAGACGAAGCCCAGGTCCTCGTACATGGTGCGGTTGTAGGGATCCGACTGGAGCTGCACGATGTCGCCGTCCGGCCGGCGATACCAGGCCAGTGGGTAATTATAAGTTAGGTTGGACTTTACAAGTCCGACAGAGGGTGCCGCCCTTTGCTCCAATCTTTCGAGCAAATCCGTCATAATCACCTCGCAAAACAGCGCGACCACCCTCGGCTAAGAGTGGCCGCGCCTACACCACGCGGAGGTCCTAGCTCCACATGATGCTCACTGACGATACCAACCATATCGACGGCAGTCGTACGAACAACCGGGTGAGCAATCTCGAGTGGGCGACACCGCTTGAGCAGATTCGCGACGCGATGCGCCGCGGCACGATGGATCCGTACGGGGTCAAGAAGTACCACCGGCACAGCGAGAGCCACTGGCACGCACGGCTCACCGAAGAGATCGTTCAGGTAATCCGCAATGCGCCACCTCGATTCAGCATTGGTGATCTCGCCGAGTTGTTCGGCGTTGATCCCACGCACATTAGTGGCATACGCTTGCGAAAAACGTGGAAACACGTCGATTAGCCGATACCTTTGGCCCAGACACCGAACGTTGGCCTCATCATCTGATGTCCAAATATAACCTCGCTTGCTAACTTCCAAGTAAAGAAATCAATGTCGTAGAATAAGTGCAGTTTGGGCGAGCGCTGAATGATGAGCGCGAGCGCCTCGCGCTGGAACACGAAGTTGTTGGCCTGGCCGCCAGCCGGTTTGACCAGGTTGGTGGTGACCATGATGTTCAGCCCGTACATGTCGCCCAGGCTGCCGCTGACCGCCGGCTTGGGATTGCCGATGTACAGCGCGTTGCTCCAGCGGTCCAGGACGATCTTGTTCGCCTTTTCAGCTGGGCTCATGATGAGGAAACGGTCATCGGCCGGTGCGTCGGCGTCGTCCAGGTACTGGTTGGCGCGCACCACGTCGACGTCGGCCAGCGCCGTGCCGAGCGTGCCCACCGTCTGGGTGAAGCCGGCCACGTCCGCGGCGAGTTTGGAGTCGATGTCGCGCGCGATGGCGTAGCCCATCTTCATCTGGTACTCGTTCTGCACGTCAACGATGCTCTGGACCTTGACGATGTCCTCGATGCCAACCGCGGAGTAATCCCAGATATTTAAGGTGATCGTGGTCGCGGTCTCGGCCACCGTCTCGTAAGTAATCGCGGTGTTTTCGGTCTTGGCGCGAGCCGCGACGTTGCCAATCGAAGCAACCTTGACCGACTTGCCCACGCTCGCGTCATCCTCGAACCCGCGGTTGACACACTTGGCAAAGACTAAATTCGACTCAGTTGCTCGCAGTACTTGCTTGGACCAAATGTCCGTCTGGTCTCCCCCATCTTTCGAAGGGGGCCCGACTATACCATCGAGGCCTGAATAGCCTCGCCGGGCGTGTAGTCTGTGAGCGCCTCGGACCGTCTCGCGCGAAAGATGCTGAGGATCTCCAGCTCGCGTGGTGTGTAGGGCTTGGCGTGCCCGTCCATGTTGAGCCGAGAATCGCAAAACTCCAGCATCACTTGCGCCTGATCGCGCTTGGTGTACAGGAACGGAAGCAGGTGCACTAGCCACCCGCGGCATCGTTTGATCCCCTCTGCACGAACCGACCAGAACGGCGGCTTTTCCACGCCGTTGAGGCGTAGCCCGCGATTCTGACGCACGTACACATGGTGAGCCAGGTGGAACGTGGTAGCGATCTCCTGGACATACTCCAGCGTCGGCATGTCGGTGTTCCCAACCGTGATACGCGGGTTAAAGTACGGCCGCTTGTGCGACCGATCCCGCTCACCAGGGTGAGTCCGTGGACTGGCGATCTGCTGGAATCCAAACGAGCCTTCTCCGTCGATAAATCCTGCTAGCCAAGCGAGGTCAGTGTCCCCGAGATTACGCTGCTGATTACCCAATTCCTCGCTCTTTTCCCTTATTAGGTGCGAGGACTATAAGGGCTTCCCAGCAATTGAGCCCGGTTTTACAGCCCCAACTTCCTATGCGGTCTTAGGGCTGAATACACCATCTGCGATAGTTTTATCCACAAACTCCGTGCCGCCGACGGCCACTGTTGTTCCCTTCCTTTCGCGTTACCTCACCCCATCAGGGTGAGGCAGAGATCACCGCCGCTGTTCGCGGCGCACGTCGATGCCGCGCGTCAGGCTGACGCGTACGCCAGGCCTGGGTCGGCCCTTGTCGTCGAAGTAGCGGTCATATTCCTCGAGCGTCATGGCAGCGACCTGGGCGTCCGTGATCTCGCGGTACGCCTGAGCAGGTCCACCGTCTAACTCGGGGGCCATCTCGCTTCCGACCGTCGATGACAGCTCAGCCTTCCTGAGCGCGGGCTCACGCTTGCGGACCTCCTCCTCGAGTCCGTGGCGAATCGCAGACTCGTGGACGGCCTGAAGGTAAGCCTGGAAATTGTCGTAATTGCGGCCCTGCACCTCGCGTTGCACGGCTTCGGGCAGACCGGACTGGAACTGGGTGATGCCCACCATATACGGGTTGGACGCGGCCTGACGCTGCTGCTCGAGCATCTCGCGCTGTGCCTGGAGCTCAGCCGCGGTGAGCTGGCCCAGGGTGTACAGGTCGCCCTTGTCGTACGCTTCGGCGCGCGCGCGCTCGGCGCGCTGGCGCTCCTGGTCCTCGAGCATCCGGCGTGCGCGCTGATTCGCGTAGTCGCCGAGCCAGCCGCGCAGCGTATCGTCCTTTTCCATCTGGTCGCGCGGCACGTTCTTGACCAGCAGTCTGAGCGACTCGAGCGGGTCGTCGGCGCTCCTGGCCTGCGACAGCCACTCGGGAACTTCAGCCCCAGCAGCAGCAGTCTCGGTGGACTCTGGAGCAGCAGGCTCGGGCGCCAGTGACTCGCCCGAGCCGCCCTCCTCGGCGGCGGGAGTGTCCGCAGTATCTCCGGGAGGGGAAACCTCGGGCTTGGCCGTCGCACCGTTGCGCCTGCGTCTGGCTCGCACTGGATTCAACCCGTTCGCAGGCGGGGACGGGCTCGGCGGCTGCTCGAGCTCGTCCAGGAGGTCGGGATGCGTCGAGCGGCGCAGGTCCATCGTCACGCGCAGTACCGCCAGGTGACCTGGCGCGCGAAGTTGGCGCAGCCGCGGAAGGTGACCCAGTACACGACCGTGCGCGCCGGGAACAACCACTGGCGACGAACGAGCCTGCGTCTCATGCTTTCTTGCTCTTGCTCTTGGCTTTTCCCGCCGATTTTCCGGCTTTGCTCAGGGCGATGGCCACCGCTTGAGCCTGTGGCCGGCCGGCAGCCATTTCGGTCTTGATGTTGCTCGAGATACCGGCCCTGGTTTTCGCCCGTTTCCCGCCGATCAATGGCATCGCATCAACCCTTGATGGTCCCGAAGGTCGTCGGCGCGGCGAAGGCTGGGAGCGTGTTCTTTATTTGGGCAAGACTGTCCTTAGGGTCAAGTCCGTACTTCTCCTGCTGCGCCTGCAAAATCATGTTCTGGGTCGAGGGCGCACTGCGCAGGAACTCGACGCTATTGATCTTTGCGGGCGTTGGCACGGCATTCAAGACATCTTGCACGCCCACACTGTTGGTCGAGTTGGTGCCGCCGCGGATGTCGTCGATCATCTGCTGCATGTACGCCATGCCGGTGTTGGGGCCCGTGCCGCCGGCGGTGCCCACACCGGCCACCGTGTTGGGTGCTGAGAAGCCGGCCACGCCCTGACCGGTCAGCACATTGCCCAACTGGCCGATGACCTGCTGCTGGCGGAACGGGTTGGCCTGCAGCGCCGCTGCGGCGTTGATGGCGTCCAGCTGCTGGCGGTAGATCTGCTCCTGCATGCTCTGGGTCAACTGCCCCTGCTGCGGCGCGTTCAGGCCGGCTTGGCCAGCCTGGCCGGGCGCGCCCGGTGCGTAGTACTGGCCGAACTGGGAGGCGAGATCCTTGGCCTGGCCGAAGTACTGCTGCTGCGCGGCGAGCGTCTCCTGCGGCGTGCCCGCGCCACCCGGCACTGGCAGATTGTTCGCCTGTGCCCACTGGCGAATATTCTGGTTGGACGCGTTGGTCCACGCGCTCATCGCCGCGTTCCAGTCGCCGCCGTTGGACTGGTAATACGCCTGCTGGGTCGCTGGCGGCAGGTCCGAGAATTTATTGCCCTGCAAGTCGGTCCCTGGCGGGGTGACGGTGGCCGGCGCCTGGTACATGCCCGTCACGCCGGCCTGCGCCAACGCCTGATTCTGAGCGGCCGTGTTCAGGTTGCTGTACGTGGTCAGCCCCTGCAGCGTCTGCGCGGGCAGTTGCGACGGCGGTGCCTGCTCGAGTGCCACGGCCTGCTGCATCGACACGCTGTTCATGCTGCCGAGGTCGCCGTTCCAGCCCATGGCGCGGGCCTGCGGCAGGCTGACGCGCTGCAACTGGCCTGAGGGCAGGACGTAGCTGATCTGCACGTCGCCGTACTGCCGCGTGTCGTAGGTGTTGGGGTCCAGGCGCACGAAGGTCCCCGGCGACCACTGCGACTGCGCCGGCGCCGCGTACATGCCGGTGAGTCCGGCCGCGTTCTGCGCCGTCGCCGCCTGACCCGCGAGGTTGGCCATCGTCTGGCCGGCGTTGACACCCGTGTAGCCAGGGATGTAGCCGATGCCGCCGGTGGCCTGGCCGCCAGCCAGCGTGGAGGCGCCGATCGGCGCCGGCTGGCCAGGCCCGAAGTTCTGGCCGTAGAGCTCGGCGACGCTGTTGGCGTAGTTCAGGTTGAACTGACGGATGGCCTCCTGGACCTGCTGGGTGTTGCCCGAGGCGGTGGCGCCGGCGAGCTGGTCGATGAAGGCGGCGAGTTGCGGATTGTCAGGCATCTCAGGCAGTCACCGGGGCGCGGAACGGGTACGGCTGGGCGGGCATCGGCAGCGGCTGCAAGGCAGCCATCGGATTGGCGGCGATCGCGCCGAAGGGCATCGTCGGCGCAAGGGACGGCGCCGAGGGTTGTACCGGCGCGGCGATACGCTGCTGGGCGGCGGCCATCGGGTTGGCGCCAATGCTGCCGAACGGCATCTGTGTCTGGGCGGTGGCCTGCGCGAGCTGCTGCGCGGCCGCGTTCTGATTGGCGAGTTGGGGTGCCGTCGGCTGCGGCGGCGCGGTCGTCTGGGTGGGAGTACCGGTAGTCGTCGGCGCGTTGAACTTGGGCTGCCACTCCTGGCCGGTTTGCTGCTTGTACAGGTCCATCGCCCCGCGCAGCGCGGTGTACGCCTGCTGCGCCACGGTTGGATCGCCTTTGACGGCGGGATTGGCCTGGTTGACCATGGCCGCGGCCGAGTCGTACACCGGCTGGCCGCCACCCAGTTGGGTGACCCATTCGCTCAGTCCGCCGGTCAGGTTGGCGCCCATGCCCGCCGGCGCGGAGGTCATCTTCGAGCCAGCGATGGCGCTGATGGCGTTGTTGAGCGCGCCGGTGCCGGCCGTGACGCGGTTCTGGAGCAGGCCGGCGCCCGTCTGCGCCGCCTGGTTGACCTGAGTCAGTGCGTTCTGCGCCGCGGTGACGCCCAGCTGCTGCTGCTGCGTCTGGGCCTGCAGCATGTTGGCTGCAGCGTTCTGCTTGCTGGCCTGGGCGGTCATCGCCGAGGTCGTCGAGGCGATCAGGTCCTTGGCCTGCTGCTCGGTCATCGAGCCGTCGGCGACCTTGCCGCCGAGCTGCTGGATGAGGTCCTTCTGCGCCTCGCTGATGCTCTGCTGGTTCTTGTTCTCGGTAAAGACCGGCTGGCCGTTGTCGCCCCTGGTCACCACGAACGGCGAGATGGTGTCGGGGGTGATGGCCTCGCCAGCTTGCGGACTGGGTGGCGGCTTCCAGTCGGGCGGCTTGGGAATATTCTTGGTCTCGCCGTTGGAGCCGATCAGCTGGATGTACTGGCTGCGCGGGTCGTTGGTGGCGCTCGTCCAGGTGACGTTGGCCGGCAGCCCCTCGGCTTCCTTCCAGGCGACGCCCTCGTCAGTGTCGTACGGGATGTAGGTTTTGCCGTTGCTCTCTCGCGGCTGGAGTTGGTTGGCCTGCAGGCCCTTGGGCGCGGCGGCGATGGTCTTGGCGGTGTGCGTGGCGGGGTCGTACTCGACTAGGCCGACGCCGGGCACTGTGGTCGTCGTCGGCTTGTCGGGTTTGCTCAGTAGGGTCTTGGTGGTGCCGTCGGGGTTGATCTGGACCAGGTCGTCGCCAAAGGAGGTGTAGCTCGGCTTGTCCCGGTCGATCGGATAGCTCTGGCCGGTCTTGTCGTCGTACAACTTGGCCGCCGGCTTGCCCGACTTGCTGGCGTCGTTGCCGTCCGCGTCGATCTTGCGCAGGTCCTCGAGCTTGGAGACGTCCTTGGTGGTGTCTTTGGGGACGTCGGCAACGGCCCCAGCCTGCTCCCAGACATTCAGGTTCGCCAGATCGCCGGTGTAGGCGCTGGTTCCCGTCGGCAGATCCTGACCCGTCACCTTGACAGCCTGCGCACCCTGTGGCGAAGGCCCAACGATCGGTCCAGGCCGCATGTACAACGCGCGCTGCTGGCCATCAGGAGCGGCCACGATGACGTAGAACAGCCCGGTCCCCTGTTGTGTGAACTGCGGGACGTTCTTGTTCGTCAGCGGGTCATACGCAGGATTCGGCTTAGTCTCGACCTGCTCCTGGGGTTTGGGCTCAATGATCTTCCAGCCGGAACCCAGCCGGTCAGTCAATTCCTGAATGCTGGCCATCTACGTTGCTTTACCCCTGCGTTAGCCGAGCCTTGACAATTGAGCCGTATAGTAACGCCATCTCAAAAAGGCCCCGCGCCGCAGGAACGGCCGGGACCTCGACATCAGAAAGGTGATATTTCCGATGCAACCCGATTCTAAGAAGGCACCCACCGTCTTCGATAGGCTTTTGTTCGATGATCAGGGCAAGGCCAGTTCCGCCGGCGGCGCGATTCTGGTGCTGGCGATGTTCGGCGCTGCGGGTATCGTGGGCACCCTCCTGTACGTGATCGGCCACGGTCTCTGACATCATCGGCCCGCGGGCATGGGTAGCCCCTGCTCAATAGCCCGACGGATGGCTGTACTCGCTTGCGCGGCGATGTCCAGATCCGGTCGATTGACCCCAAAGTCAGACGGACTGACGAGTCGCCCCGCGACCCGCTGCCCGGCAAGCAGACGCGTGCGCATCTCGTCCTCCCCGAGCACCTGGGAAACCGCGTAGGCGCGAGCTCGGTCGGCCGCCCCTAGATACGCCTGCATGATGCGGGCCTTCTCGTCCTCGGTCGCGTTCTTGTAGGTCGGTTCATCGAGCCGGTCAGCGAAGTTTCCTAACAATTGACCCGTGATCTGCGTGACCGCACGCTGTTCGTCGGGCTTCAATTGCAACGTGGCTCCCTTGTAGGTCAGTTCGGCGGGATAGTTCTTCGGTGGACTGATTTGTGTATAGCCCTCCTTCTTCAGTCGATTCGCCTCCTGAGTAATCGCCGACTCCACGTCGGGGTTCTCCTGTCCGACGAGAATGCCGGGGCCTGTTCGTCGTTTCTGTAGAACCTCTCCTGTGGTGGGGTCGATCTTGGCCGGGAGCAACTCCGCGAGACCCGGTATGCGCGACTGTGGATATTCCCAAATCGACTGCACGCCCTGCTTCTGAATGTCGCGCGCGACAGGGTCCATCAGGTTCTCGATGAACGCGCCGGCACCGGGCGCGGTGATACGCGCCATGGTGTCCTGCGCCTGCTGCCGCAAGGCTCCCGTCGCGCCACCCTGCCCCAGCGCGGCCAGCATGTGGACCAACTGCATGCCTGGCACCGCGTCCATGAACGGTTTCAAACTCGCATTGAAACCAGCTGCGGCTTGCGCGAAGCGCTGCTGCCACTCGTTGTCGAATGGCTGGCCCTGGCCGGCCTTCTCCGCCGCGTCAGCGAAGCTCGCCATGATGTTGAACGGCAGCGCGTACGCGCCCAGATCGTTGAAGTTGTACCAGTTGCCAGCCACCCGAATGGCGCCACCGGGATGGTCGGGGTCATCAGCGCCGACGATGTTGCCTTCGCGAATGCCGTTGGCGATCTGCGCCTGGATCATGCTCTCGAGCGCGGTCTCACCGATGGCCCGTTGCGCCGCGGGGATGTCGCCCTGTGTGAGCGCGCGGATGGCACGCACGGCACCCGTCGCCTGCGTCACCGGCGGCAGGCGACCCAGCCCGATCTGCACCATGCGCGTCGGCACGCCCGCAAAGGGGATCTGGAAGTCGGCGAGCGCACCGAGCGCCTGGTCGCGCAGACGCGGGGAGTTGAGCATGCCCTCTTTCCAGGTAGCGTAGTTGCGGAACATGTTGTCCAGAAAAGGCAACCCACTGCTGGCATCGCGCACGGCTTGGAAGACGCTCCGGCCACCGCTCGCCGTGCCGGCGTCGTAGAGCTCCTGTGCGTGGCTCGCCAGGAAGTTGGCCGCACCCGGATCGCTCGGTCGCATGCCCGCCTCTCGGAGCAGCTGTGAGCCGCGCTCGGCCATGCCCTGGTACTCACCCAGCGTGCGCGTGAACATGTCCGCGGCGCCCAGCAGACGAAACACCGGCTCCCATGGCCGTGTGGTCGACGCGCCCGCGCCGAGCGTGGGACCCTGCACACCACGCAGCGCCCGCCACGCGTTCAGGCCGGCTTCGGGGATCGCCTGCCCAACCGCGGCCATGCCCGCGGCGGCATCCGACGGTCGACCACCGAGCGCCAGCGCGGCCGGCGAGCGGAGCAACTCGATGGTGTTGCCGATCGCGTTGGTGATGCTGGTCACCGGATTGGAGAGCATGCCTTGCTTGGTCAGGTCGACAGCGGTGCCGATCAAGCCGCGCCCCTGGCTCTGGTACACGTTGGGATTGAGTCCGCCGGCGCGCAGGTTCTCGAGAATGGTCTGGTCAATCACCGGGTTTCGAACTGCGGCAAGGTCCGCCAAACCGGGTGCCGCAGTACCGGCCGTCGCGAGCGCGCCAATGCGCAGCGCGCGCTCGAGCGGACTCGCCTCTGGAGGCGTGGTGATGTTGCCCAGGATGCCGCCGCCGACTCCGCCAGCGACACGCGCCGCGAACATCGGACTGGCCGCGCCGACCTGCCGCGCGATGTCCGATTCGGGCCCACCCTGTCGCGCACCCAGCAGGTTCTGCACGCGCTGACCGAGATCCGCCACGGCGCCTCGCTGCTGCGTCGCCAGGTCCTCGAGCTCGCCCCGCGCCTGGCCCGTGATACCGGGTTCGTCAAGGACCCGCTCGAGCGTCTGAAGTTGGTTGGCGGCGGTATCGCGCGCGGCCACGACGGCATCGACCCCGGCGCGTGCCTCCGGACCCGCCGGACCCGCCGCGGTACCCAGGGCACCGAGCCCGGCCTGCGCCGCGCCGCCCAGCACCTGGCCGACGTCGCGGTTCTGCACGCCCTGCACGATGCTCGGCAGGCCCTGCTCGACGATGTCACGGTAAGGATCGATGCCAAAGTTCGCGCCTGGTCGACTCAGGTCGACCGGCGCCAGCAGCGGGTCCTCGGGCAGGCCGGCCTGCGCCCGCCCCTCGCGTGCGAGCTGGTGCTGCCGAGCCACGAAGTCGGTGACGGGTGAGGCAAAGTTGGTCAGGTCCTGGAGTCCCTGCTGGACCTTCTGGCCCGCGCCCTGGACCAGGTTGCCGAGACCTTGTTGCGCGGCCTGCACGGGATTCGCCAGCGGCGATGGGCCCGGTACCTGCGGGTTGTCGACGGCCATGCCGCCCTGGAGCTTGCCCATGCGCGCTTCCATCTGCGCCGGCGTCATCCACTCCGAGCCGCCCCGCAGGTCGGTGCCGCTCGAGCCGACGTGGAACGCGCCCGTCTGCGGGTCGTAGTTGTCCGCGGTGAAGTAGTGGCCGGGCGTGCTCAGCGTCACCGGGTTGCCGCTCGAGGCTTCCCTGGCGAGCGCTGACCAGTCGGCACCGACCATGCGGTGCGGGATGTTCATCTTGTCGAACAGGCGCGACTCGGAGCTCAGGCCGGCCATGCCCTGGTCGACGGTCCAGCCCACTTGCTGCGCGAGTCCGATCGCTTCCTGCAGCGTCGGGTTGCGGCCCATCATCTGCGCGAAGCGGACGGCGGCCGCGG